CCGTCAGTTATAAAAGATAAATTAAGAAGAACAAGAACTACAGTTCTTAATAGTATGGAAGCTGATCAAGGACAATTAATAAAGAATCTTTCATATTTCGGTAGAACAGGAGCTACATCCCCTCTTATTACTTCAAGACAATCTTTAATAGATAAAATACTTGGTATTGATTTAACAAAATTAGCTGATCCTATGTCATATTTAGGAGTTTCGACAGACCAAGGTATAACTGATATAGGTCTTGTTCCAGATGCCTAAGTTTAGAGTAAACATAGCACCAGGGGTTTCACACGTTATTGAGGCTAAAAATGAAGATGAAGCTAGAAAAAAGACTAGAGCCGAAATAGCTAAAGGTGCAGTTTCACCATTTTATGATGATTTATATTTTGATTATGAAACTGGTGTTGATCCAAGAGACGAACGTATAGCTGAAGAAGCAAGAGGTCTAAGAAGAACTCTCGGTAGAGCTGAAATTCCAGAAGAAGAAAACAAAGTTCTACGTGATATTATGAAAAGAGTTCAAGCTGCAAAAGATCCCTATAATCAAGAAGGCATTGCACAGAATTTTGTAGGTAATGATGGTTTTGTCCGTAATACTAAAGGTCAATTAGCCTTAACACCAAAAGGTTTAGAGCTTTTAGGATTACCTGTTCAAACAAGAAAACTACAAGACGGCACTGTAATCAAGTTAAATACCATTATTGATGAAAATCAGTTTAATTTAAAAACTGGTGATCTTGCGGACATGAGTGGAATAACAGGTCCTGTGTTAACAACAATAGCTGCTTTTTTACCACAATTAAGAATTGTAAAAGGTATTACAGCTCTTTTAGGCGGCAGGCAAAGATTAGCTAGAACTTTTGTAGCTGGTGCGGCTGCTTCTGCTGGTAAAGCTGGTGAAGAATATCTTGATGCTAAAGAGGGCTTCCAATTACAAGACGCAGATGAAATAGAAGATTTGCTCAAAGGTGAATTTATATTAGGGTCTGTGGGTCAGGGTGTCTTTGGTGAAATACCTGGTGCTTTATTTAAAAGTGTATTTGGAAAACAAGCACCGCTTGAAAATCAAAGAATAGGTTTTGTTGCATCAAGAAACCTTAGTTGGGCAGATGTAAAAAAGTTAGATGAAGAAGCAGGTAAACCACTTACTGATAATCAAATTTTAAAAGCTGCAAGACAAGGTAAAATTAAAAGGTTTGACTATAAAGACTCTCCTGGTTTTTTACCATCAAGAAAAGTTTTTGGGCAAAAATTACCTAGTACCTATCAAGGCATAGTAGAGCAAATTCTAGGTAACAAAAGAAGAAATGAGCCTAACACAAAATATTTAAGATCAGCAGTAGATGATGTTTTACGTAACATCAAAAATGAAAAAGAAGCACTAAATCAAAGCATTTCATTATCTTCTAAAGAGGGTCTTGATGCACAAGTCAACGAAGCTTTACAAAATCTGCGTTTGCAAGAACAAAAAGTTACTGAATCTTTACGCAAATTATTGGATGATGTGGGTGCTGATATATTAGAAGTTGGTGATTATGGAAACATACCAGCAAATAAAGTTTTTGGTGAAGAGCTTAAATCAGCAGTATCTAAAGCACAAAAAGCAGCTATGAAGCAAAGTGGTGAAGCATATCATGCTCTGGATAAAAAACTAATCAACTTTAGATATGACTTGATAGAAGATGCCAATGGTAATCTTGTTCCTGATAATAAAAGATATTTTATAAACAGAAGAGGGCAACCTGAATTTGAGGCTGATGCAGAGGGCAATCCAATTAACCTTAAAAGCGAATTAGAGCTAAATAAAGCAAGAGTTATAAATAAAGTTATAAACAATGTTGTTCTAAAACATTTAAAGCGTGCTAGAAAAATGGTGGATCTAGACTCACAAAAAGGTGTTATGCAACAGATTCAAGATCCAAATATTGAAGTTAAAAGCAATATAAGAACTCAATTAGCCTCTGCTTTGGACGAAGGAATAAAGCGTGCAGAAGCTGGTCAATACGATTTACGTATGATAAGAAACGACAGTAACTATTTAAAAAGGTTTTTATCAGAAATAGTAAGAGAATCAGATGAAAGAAAGTTAGTAATTAATGTATCAAGAGTGTTTGATGATTATGGTATAGGTATTAATGGAAAGAAAAATACTGATAGCATACTGACCGAATTAAGTGAAAACTTATCACAAGATGTCGAAAAAGCTCTTGCCAATAAACAAATAAGATTAAATGCACCAGAGCGTCAACAAATAAGAGATGCAATGGAAGAACTACGAATAGCTAATGCTAACCATTTCAAACGCATGGAGCCGTTTGATTCAAAAAGAATGGAGCGTCTAATAGCTGATGCAGGTAAAGGTTATATAGGTGCAGACGAAGTTTACAAAGATGCATTGCTTGCAGGATCAAAAGAAGATCTTGATAACATATTTAAAGCATTAAGAGACTATGATAATTACATCACCAGAGTAGATAAAAATTATAGAAAAACAGATGTAAATGGTAATGTCCTGCCAAATTACTATGAAAACAAACTAAAAGCTGATTTAAAAAATAGACTCTTTGCTGACGCATTAAGAGAGTCTACTAAAGATGAATTGACTGATGTAAACTTTACACAGTTTGCAAGAGAAATATTGAAGTTTGAAAAAACACACGGTAAATTTGATTCTTTATTTACTGATCCTGTTTCTAGAAGAAGCACTGGTCCACAAGTAAGAGCAACTTTAAACCAATTAAATCAAATAGGGTTTAATCCAAAACCACAAGAATTAAGAAATTTAATTAATGATATAACTGCAAGAAATGCTAAGACAGGATTGAATGCTAGTGAGCAAGGTTCATTATTTGTCGAATCTTTAAAAAGATTAGCAGACGCTACAGAAAAAAGAATGAAGTTTCAGAAAACTAGAGCTATAGCTGATCTACCAGAAAAAACAATAGAAGAAACTGTTAATACTATATTCAGACCATATTCAGCAACCGTTATTACTCAACTTAAAAACACAGTAGATGATGCTGTATTTAATGATATACAAAAAGCAAGTATGCAAAAATTACTTGCTAAATCTATAGACATGAACGGTGAAGGTAACATTACTGATTTATTTAAAGCTCAGAATCTTAAAACATCACTTGATTCTTACGGTGATGAAACCCTTGATGCAATGTTTGGCTCAGAAACTAGAAAAGGTTTAAGAGCATTACAACAACAAATAGACGTGCTTACAGGTGGAGAGCCTGGTAGAGGTGGTGCAGCTGGTGGGCTTGTAGCTGCTGGTTTGTCTGCTGCGATTGTTTTTGCTCCTTTGGCAAACATACCAACACTTGCTGGTTTGGTTATAGCAAGAGAGCTAATAACCTTCCCGCCTTTTGTAAGGTTGATGTCACGTTCTGATCAAGGATCTATTGCTAAAGCATTACAAATATTTAATACAACACTTAGACAATTTGGTTTAAGAATGGTAGACGGAGAAATAGTGCCAATCAGCTCAGGTATATCTAATATATTAGAAGAGACTTTTGATGCTGGTAAAACAGCTATCGGGATAACAGATGAAGAAGTAGAAGGCGTAACACAACAAGGTCAATCTACGTATCAAGAACTTAGAGACAAAGTTTTAAGACCACTGATTACACAACCAGGACTGCCACAGATAGCACCAGTGCAAACACCTCAAACACCGACAGATCCTTTATCGCAAGAAAGATTAGATTTCGCAGAGCAAGTAGCCGGTAGACCTGTCCTTTAATCAGCAAAGAAGTTTGGATCTACAGCTACAAAGCGTTTAGCAGGTCGTCCTTTACCACCTATCTTTATCTCAACCTCTTGTATTTCTCCTGCATTTTTAAGTCTTTCAATGATTTCTTTTACTTCATAAGACTTCATGCTACGGAATAGTTCGTGTCTATCTACTTCACGTTTAGATATACCCTCGCCATTCCTGGATCTAATAAACGATAATACTTGTTTTATCTTAGATTCAGTTGCACTACTGGCTACCTTATCTCTACAAGCTTCTATGAATAACAGGTCATAATATCTGATAAAGTCTATAGCCCACCTTGTAACGTCTCCTGTAATCGTCTTAGCGTCAGCATTAGAGGCAAGAGTACATAATAACGACAAACGCATAGCTTTCTCCTTAGAACGGCTTAGAAGAGGCTCTAGGTTATCTTTTTCCAATACATCTTGTCGTTTTATTATCTCTCTTGCGAAATCTTGCAAGATCTCTTCAGATTCCCTATCAAAGTCTAAAACGATTTGATCTAGGTCTAATTCTGCATTATCCCTTGATAAATCACTCATGCTACCTCTTTGTCTTCTGATGTAGTTAACCCAGTTGACAATAGAGGTTGGTGGCGATTTGAATCGTTTGAGTTCACCCACTCTCCTTGGCTCTGTCGATTCAACGACTACAAATCGGTTTAGGAACCCGTCTGCAATCCTGCCACCATTTAACGCACTATAAAAATTCTTAGGAACTGATAAGCCAACCAATGTAATAGCTGGTTTGTGAGTAACACGACTCATCATCATTTCCTTGTATTGTTCTTGCACATTCATAAGCGAGTAGTTGTCTGGTCTTAATGTGCCATGACAACGACCCCAGGCTTCCATAAGCGTTTGTATACCATCTTCTTTATTGGTATTACCTGAATTACTTATAGCCTCTAATCTTTTACCAAATTCATCCATAATGGTTATCTGTGTGGGACGCATCTTTAATACCGAGTGAACAGCACCACTTGATGTATAACCATCACCTACAACAAGCTTTTCATGATCTGATGCGTTTAATACTGACTCTACAAATGTTTTTATATTCTCTTTACCTTGACCTGACTTAGCGATACCCATGAAATACATAGACGAAAAGTTATTCATATTGGTTCTATAGATACGTCCACAGGTAACACTAGCTAATGCTAATGCACCAACAAGTGATAGTTCTGGTTGTGGTACTTGTGCTATCTCTTCACAAAACTTAAACATTTCTTTGAGCAGGCCTGGAGGATTAAATAGGTCTTTTGGTTTTTGTATGGTTTCTGTAACTTGGGTAAATAATGGTGCTAACTGATTCTTTCTATCGTGTGTATTTTTGACGCTCTCAACTACGCCATCTATCTCTGCTTGTGGTAAGGGTGGGTTATTGTTGGTATTCCAGTTCTGTAAGAAGATTCTAACGAACTCTAGGTTGACATTCTTTGATATTAGATAGCCTGCAATACGTGCAGCCTGGTCGTTTCTAGAGCCCTCTAATACACCATCTAATGAGAATGGTGCAGTTTGAACGCCAGTATCAGTCTTTGGTACACCTGTTATCTTTTGGAACTCAACTTCTGTAAAGTCTGGTAAATCGTTGTGATCGTAGATCTTCCAATCAGCAAAGGTAACAGGCTTATATACTTGTCCGTTAGCGTGCCTGTTCCATGGTGCTATGATAAGACCACCTACCCCTCTAATATCGATCAAGCGTTCTATAGGCGTTTCAGCAGTTCTTCTAGTAGCAAAGGTTGTGTAGTTTTCTGGATTGTTGTAATAGTAATGCATACCCTTACCAGTGATAACTTTGAAAGGACATGGTGGTAGATTCTTTTCTACCCAGTCCATAGCCTCTGGAGAGTCAGCATCAACGACCACAAACTTACCGCAAACAAGTGCTACCTGTAGATTATCTCTATCTTTGAACCAGGACTCTACAAGTTCCCTAGACGGTCTAGTTTCTTTGTATTGCTCCCAGCTACCTAGAAATGATGGTGGTTTCTTGTTGGATCTTTGCAGAGGGACAACATTATAGCCTTCATCATAATAGGCAAGTGCTTGCTCCAAGGATGTGTCGTCCTCGGTTATGTTAAGCTGAAACACTTTAAGCTTCTGTTTCTAGTATTTCAGATATAGGTCCATATATAGACTCGTAATCTAATCTACCATCAGTTGCTCTTATAATTTGCTTTGCTTGGTTAATTGTAGGTTGTCGATAGCCATACCTCCAAGACTTGCATGATGCCTCCGAACAGCCAAATTGCTTTGCAGCTTCTTTCTGTCCTAAGAACTCAATATAGTCTCTAAGGGTATACTTCTTAACCTTTCTATCAGTGTGATTAGGTTTTATTCCCATGGTTTCAAATTCCTTTAGTTTTCGTGTTGCTAATGTTTTTGTTCTAAAATAATAATTGGCTTGCCAGGTGTGGGTTTGTTTATCAGTTTGTTCCATTACTTCTCCTTTCGACAAATTGTTAAAAATAAATTTTACATATAGTAACTATTATGGTTATAATATGCAAGTTAATTTTAATTAAAGGAGATTGAGAATGGAATTATCAAATAGAATTGTGTCTCCGCAGAAGCTTGTGCAAAACCAAGGTGCTAAAATTTTGGTGTATGGAATGGCTGGAGCGGGTAAGACAACACTGGCTAAAACAGCTCCAGGTAAAGTTCTTGTTATAAGTGCTGAAGCTGGATTGTTATCTATCAAAGATGCAAGCAATGTTGAGGCTATAGAAGTAAAAGAAGCTAGTGAAGTCATGGAACTTCATAACGCTCTTAAGTCTGGTACATTACAATACGATACGGTTGTCTTGGATTCAGTATCCGAGATCAGCGAGATCTTATTAGTATGGGAGAAGTCTCGTAGTAAAGATCCACGTATGGCATACGGTAATGTCCAGGAGTCGGTAACAAATTTAATGCGAGCATTTAGAGATCTAAATATGCACGTATTATTTCTTTGCAAAGAAGATGTAGTCAATGATGACGGTATACTTAGACACGCACCTAAAATGGTCGGGACTAAGTTAGGCGAATCAATTACATATTTCTTTGATGAAGTTCTTGCATTACGCATCATTGAAGATCAAGATGAAGACGGTAATAATGTGCAAACAAGATGGCTACAAACAGCATACGGACAAGGCTACAAAGCTAAAGACCGTAGTGGTAAACTTGATAATTTCGAGAAGCCTAACATAAGTGCCTTGATTGAGAAGTTAGGGTTTTCATTAACAACAGATAATATAGGAGAAGCAAATGTCTGATTTCGGTGATGTAGAATTTTTTGATAACCTGGAGGAACTGTCATCTAGCAGTGGAACTCCTTTGGCTCCAGACGGAGAACACAATGCTAAGATTATAGCTACTGATAAGTACAAATCTAAAGCAGGTAACTATACGTTGAAAGTAACCTTTCAGCTTGATGGTGGAAAGTATAAAGACCATAACGAATGGTATAACCTATGGGCTATCAACGAAGACAACAAAAGAATAAGCACGGAGATATTCACCAGGCTTACGAAAGCTGTTGGCTTTAAGAAGTATCCAGAGAGTCATTCTGACTTTGTTGGTAAGAAACTAATCCTGAAGACTGAACAGATTGAAGATCAGTTTGAAGGTGACAATGGTGTGGTCAATACCAAGAAGACTAAGATCAGATTATATTTGCCAGAAGCAGATGCTGATATGAGTCCACCAAAAGAAGCTATCCCACCTTTCTAAGTGTGGGTAAAAAAAGAGGGGCATATAGCCCCTTTTTTTATGGTTCTTGTTTATAGAAACTGTAAACTATGAGGAGACATAGTGTAAGCCCAACTAGGAAATTGAGATCCACTACATCTCCTCCAGTTCTTTAATGAGTCGGTTTAAATACCAGACAGCTTTTTTAAGATCCTCAATGTTTGCACCTTTATAATTTTCTCTCCAAATGTATTTTATTGCTGCAGCTTTTAGGTAGCCTTTAAACTCTTCCCTTGTCAATGCAGATTTTATTGCCTCAATACACTCCACGCTTCCTGCGGTGTAATGAGGAGGGTGATTTACTTTATCTATTTCTGGATACATCTTTTTTATCCTCCATAATATTGTTGTGCATATTTAACCAATCTATATCTACTTCGTTTTTACGACTATCAAAGTAATACATAATAGAAGCGTAGGTGTGTCGCCAGGCTCTATCTATAATGTTGTGCAGTTTTCTCCAAAACCTCATATTATTCCTCTCTATAAAAATTACCAGTATCTAGATCAACAACATTAGGACTGTTGTAAATCGTTGCTGGTTTACCGTTTAATACTCTGTTGTATTCTTCTAAGTGATCACTTAAGAAGTTCCAACCTATCTCCATGTCTCCATGATTCATTTTAAACACTTTGTTAGCAAAAGGTGTTTTCTTTTCTTGTGCTACAAATACAAAGTCATGCACCTGGAAACCTGCTTGTTCAAAGCCACGTTTATACCATGCTGCTTGTAAATCATAAGAATATCGTCTAACAGAATTAGTAAAACCTCTGACAGAACAATCGCTAGTAGTCTTATAATCTACAAGCACAATGGAGTTTTCTCCCTGTGGCATATCAAAAGGATTTAATACCACGTCTGCTCTAGTCTTACAAAGCAAACCTTGTTCATACCAATACAATGATACTTCGTAGGGTGAATCTAAAACCTGGGGATAGTCTTTATCTGGGTTTAGATAAGCACTCGCCTCCGTTACCAAGCTATTTTTCATGCTATATATGGTATCTCTGTCTTTTTCGGTAATAACAGTAAGTCCTTTATCAAGACTTTCTTGTTTCAAAGCTTTGTTGCTATTGGTATAAGGTGATCCTGTAATCGTTACAACATCAGTGAAAAAAGCACCTTCACCCTCTACAATAAGAGAATGAGCAGCAGATCCAA